AATATAAATTTTTGTTCGGCCATTATTACGCCTCGTTTACCAAGGCCCCGCTATCGCGGGGCCAAACAGAATTCCAGTTTGCAGAATACAGATTACAAAACAAAAGCCGCGCGAAACCCCCGGCCGTTGTGCGAGTTCGTCCGCTCGTTGCCCAAGTTCAGATAGAACACCCCGGCGCCGGACGTGTAGGACCAGTAGCCGCCGCGAATGGGGAGACGCTCCCCAGATGTGTTTACGTATAACCTATCGCCACCGTGATCACCATCAATGGGAGCAAGCCCTAGCAACTTCATCAAGTTGGGAACAGCGATTCCATCCTCAATGGCTGTTTGTTCAAAAGGATTATAACCATAATACGCGTCAGGGTTGCTTTGCACAGTGGTGCTTATTTCTAAAACCCCACCATTCGCTGGTGCGGCTACAAAATCATATTTCAACGTGTCCGCAGTGCCAGGCTCAGTCAGGGTGCCGTCCTGAAGCATCGCTTTCCATTCTACACTGGTCGCTGATTGATCCTTGGTATTGTCGGCAGCGTCGTTATTCGGTATTATCTGAATCTCTCCGTCTAGTGTGCGCGCGCCACCATTCCATTCAAGGATATTGCCATTCATATCATAGATGCCGAAGGGAGTGCCATCATGGGACCAAGCAACCGGGCCGGAACCGGTCAGGACGCGTCCAATATATTTTGTGCCGCTGGAATCATAGTAGTAGCTCGGGATACCTTTCTCTGAAGTGATAGCATAGTCCTTGCCATAGCTATTGTTACCCCGTGGCCAGAACCCCTGCTTCTTGCACCATAATGCGATAGCTGCCCACTCAGCATTGGTCATAAGGTGCCAGCCTTCGCCTTTCTGAGCACATGCAGCTAAGGAAGCATCAAAATCAATGTAAACCTTAGGGTCCTGGTATTTAAGACTCAAAGCCCTTGCATCCAAGCCGGAGCCGACTACAATATTTTGATATTTGGATATATGGATTTGTGGCTTTATTGCACTATTTACAATAAAAGCAGGGGCTGGCATGTTCCGGCCACCTGCCAGCAAGTCCGCTTCTGTCTGTAACGGGAAAACTACCATCACAGAGGGGTTGCCCTTGTCATCATAAAGCACTGTATTTCGCCCGAAACTGGCGTCCAGCACCCGGTCACGCCAAGACCGTTTTTCTCCCGCATCGGTAATTGCTCCATCATGCAAAAATCTCTCGGTCAGAGCGATCTCAATCTCGTGAATATCCTTCAGCAACTGGCCTTGCGTGTATGGACCACTAATATATTGCATTATATTATCTCCTCCTCAACTGCAGGAACTTCTGGCAACGGGAACATATCTGCGAAGTTCCTGCGTAAATCCGATTCAAAGACAGGCAGATATGACTGAGCCTGTACTGGTCCACCTTTTATTGAGGTCTGGCCTTGTAGATCCACACCTTCATCCGCAAAGCTAACTTGAATGGTTGTGGTGCCGTCTTGGTTCTCAGTAATAACGTGTGTCATATTCCTACACCTCCATAACGGATGCCTGCAAACTGGCGCCCTCGCTAATAGCATATATGGGCACTATAACAGCAGGATCAAAAGGAATTATTACAACTGCGCCTGGTTCAACAGGAAAGCCATTTTGCTGAGTAATATCAGCTTTACCAATACGAAAGCGCAATGATTGATCTTCATTTTTAATAATTAATTTACGTCTATTTGTTTTTGCATAAGCACCAGCAAACAATTCAGCAGCAGTAGTAGTTATAGTTTTTATGCCCGTTGCGGGATTATCAACTACTGTCTCTATACTTCCCGTTAGTTTAGTAGGAACTGCCTGGCTATCCGGGATAATGCTTCCGACCAATTTAGCAGGAACAGGATTTTCATCGTCTACATCTTCATTACCAATTTGTAAATTTGCATTAGCATTAAAATCATCATGTGTTATACTTTCAACAATATTGCTCCCCGTTAGTTGGGCAGTGGCCGGGGTATCTCCCGATGTGATAGCGTCAATTCTGTTCTCCAGGGGCGAAAGGTCAACGGTAGTCAACTCCATACCCCTCGTCTGCTGGACCAGTCTGAATTTCGTCTGTGCAGCCGCGCCGTTCACGTAGCGGAAACGATACTGTTGTTTAGTCAGGGCAGTCCAAGGCAGTACAGTAGTTGTACTAGCAGACACGGAAACATTTGTCGTCTGGCTCCAAGTAACCCCATCGTCGTCGGATTCCTCAAGGTAAAGTGTCCCCGCCTTGTCTGCCCAAACAAGGCCGCTGACAGATCCGGCGGGGATACCGCTTTCAAAGCGGTCGCGCCCGGCCTGGATATACGACATATTCGCCTGCAACGGCGTTTTAGTCAACATTACAACAGACATTTATATTCCCTCCCATGCAACTTTCTTAAAGTAAGGGTGCATTTCCTCAGCCACGCCTTCCAGTGTGGTTCTCCATGCCCTTTCCCTGCTTCTCTCCAGGCGTTCATTGTGTTCGTCAATCTCGGTAAACACCTTGCCGCCACGCACCCTGATATCCCCTCTCCTGACAGCATCCTCTACCCGGGCATCAAGGCGGTTGCCAGGGACATCGCAGGCATATGTATTTAACACGTGGCCCAGGGAATGAACCTCATACTTCTGGCGCCTGCTGTTCCAGACAATAAAAAGGTTCTTGTCGTATTCCCGCAAGCGGCGGGTCATATCGTAGCATCCGCCAGAAAAAATTGGTTGCAGGTGGTGTTTCCCCTGCAACCTCTCATTTACATCGTACTCAAATGTGAGTCCCATAAAGTACAAAACCCTCCTAGAATCCTATAATAAACGCTCTGACAGTCAAATCCGAGAGATCCGTATTATTGGCAACCTCCGATGCGGCGGCAGCAGACAGCGCTCCGCCCGCAGCACTAGCGGCATCGGCCAGGGTGCCAGGCCCGTGTGTATGCGTATCAGTCGGTATAGCGTCAGTCCCGGCAGTAATCTGGTACAGCAGGCTCACGTTCAAATCTGCGGCAGCAGTGGAACCTGCGGCAACACTCTTGACAGATATTTTATTACCGGCAGAGACATCAACGGCATGTCCTGCGGTGGTATCGCTCCCGGAAACCGCATCCGCGGCGATTGCGCACCCAAGGGCGGTGTCCACTCCATTCTTGCGGACAGTTAATGTAATGGTCTTGGTACTCTCCCCGGCGCTCCCGGGGGCAGTGCCCAGGGTGGCGAACAGGCCGACTATTTTCCCATCTGCCGGAACAACAAATACAATGTCCTCGTTGTCGTTTTCAGCGTTGTCCGCAGGGCCGATATACTTCGTACCCCCAGCCGTGATAGTATCCTGAATTCCTGCCAGCGGGACAGCCTGCAGGACGGATACAGCGGCAGTGGCGGAGGGGACAGCGCTCGCGCCGGTATCAAGCGCAACCGCATGGGTGTGGTTTGAAGCCGTACCGACAGGCGTATAAACCTTGATCTTGCCAACATCCCTGTCATACTCGAAAAGGTAACCTGACTTTTGGGAGAACAGGATTTCCTCTACGGCAGCCAGAGGTAAGGTCACTTCCTCGCCTCCGGTTGGGTAAGGATCACTGAAAGTAATATCAACAAGCGCCCCGCGTTTTGTACCCATGCGAAGGCGGCTTACGATTGTAACATCAGCAGCCATAAAAAAGCACCTCCAATAAAGTGGAGGGGGCTTTAATCCCCCTCCTTGTTGATTAGTGACGTGTTATCCCGGTGAACTTCACCTGGCCCTTGGGCCTGGCACAGCCGAGGTCGCAGTATTTACGCAGGGTGGCATCGTAAACAGGGGTATTGCCCCTGCGGAAAAGGATGCTCCCGTCCTCGTCCATCCAGCCCCAGTCGGCCATCTCGTAGAGCTTCCAATCCTCCAGGGAGAGTGCGAGAAGCTCTCCGTTGGCACAGTAGCGGTCGGCGGTCAGCGGAATGCCATTGAAGCTGTCAGCCTTGAAGCCGCCCTTCATTTCGATGGTATTGACTATTTGTTTCTGTGCGGCCAGCAGGTTCCTGTAGGCCCTGCGGACACCTTTCTCGCAGATTAGGAAGTTGATGGTATTACCAACCTCGTCCTCGGCGATGTCAATGCCTTCCTGAATTTTAATTTCGGAGATTTCAGCGTTGACGGCGAGGATCGTCGGGTTAAACCACTTGTTGTTGGCCCGGTTGATGCCGTACAGTGAGTTATCCGCAGTCATTACAGCGGCAACCCCGGTAAGCTCCAGATCTTTGTTGCCTGCAACATAAATGACATCGTTGGCTTCCGGAGCTGTCGAGGAAACAAAGACGATCTGGTTGTTTTTCTTGTCCACAACGGTAACCTCAGCCTCTGAAGTGTCCTTGTCGTCGCCGGTATAGACATCGATCAGCATACCCTCGGCAAACCATTTCGCACTGTCAAGGGTGCAGGTATGGGTGTTGCCGCTCGTAGATACCTTCGTAACGGTTGCGAGTTTGCCTGTCCCGTCACCCATAACCTGGCGGGAAACGTCCTTCTTGGCGTCACGCTCGGCTTTCTCCAGGTCGTGGGTAAGCGCCCGGATGAAAGCAGCCCTGTCAGACCGGGAAGCCTGGATAGCCTTGTCAGATACCTGGATCTTGGCGAAGATGTTCTTGGTTTCCCATTCTGCCTGTACGAACTTGCGCGGATTGACGGTGGGCAGGGTACCGGTATCGGAACGGTTGCCGATGCCGCCGGTTACGCCGTAGGACAGCGCCATTTTGATTTTGTAGCCCTCCACGTGCTCCTGGTCACGTTCGAGTTGAGTTAAAAAAACGCTGGCCTGCTCGTTGAGCTGATAGGTTAGCGCCGGTAGGTACCAATACTTTAGAGCATTGGCGATTGTTGTCATGCTAAGTGGGGTGTCTGACATTTTTTATACCTCCTATGACTCCCTACAAGCCAAGCTGGCGTCTCAGCACAGCACCTGCCTCCCTGACGTTTTTAGGCGCAATCGGCGGAGTTGCCGCCGGTGTCCCGCCTGGTTGAGATCCTAACAACTGGGGCGGTTTGTTCTGCTGGACGCTTTGTACATGGCTTTTCAGGATTTCGTTTTTGATATCTGGATTTTGGATAATCTGCTGCCTGAAATTCTGATCAGACAGTAACTGCTCCGGTGATGGCGGAGCAGCCTGAGCAGGTTTATGAAGCTTTTTTGCGGCCTCATAGACAACCTGTAAGGGGTCTTGGCCTGATTGTTCCATAGCCCTCAGCGCTTCTTTGCCGAGCATCCCGGCAATGACCTCCATTGTGGGCTTAACCTCATAAATATCGGGGTTCTGTTCAGCTAAAGCCATAAGCCGGTTAGTGTAGTTTTGAACCTCCTGCCGGAACTGATGTTCCTGGATGATAGGCGTAAGGGGGTTGACTACCTGTTCTAGCATCTTCTGGAACTTGTACTCGATGGCTTGAGCCGTCTGCTGATCCCGCTTGGTTAATGCAGCCACGGGATCTTCGAGAAACTCTTCGTGGAACTTCTCGCGTTCCTCCGGTGTCATTTCCACTTCCCAGGGGAACTTTGGTTCTGGTTGCGGCGGGGACTGCGGCTGTTGAGCCTGCTGCTGCCGTTGCTGCTGTGCCTGTGCCTGTAAGATATAGGTTTTGAGCATTTGGTTTTCCTGGGCAATCCTAGAGAACTGCCCCAGTTTATTGCCCTGCTCGCCTAATACCTTCTCAAGCTCCGCGTAGGACTTCGCCATTGCAGCTATATTCGGTGTTCCGTCCGGGTTTTTAAACTTATCGGGAATCTGGAACTCCGGTTCCTGCGGCTCTCCTTCCTCAAGCGGCGGTGTCGCTGCCGCTGGCGGCTGCCCTATTTGCCCTCCGGACAGCGTTGAGGGGTCGGCTCCGTCCAGTATTGCATTGAGTACATTAATATCCCTTACTCCCGTTTGCGCCTGCGGTTGTGCCGCTGGTTCAGGCGCTGGAGCAGTTGCCGCTATCGGTTCCGGCGCGGCTGGTGCCGGGCTAGCTGGTACAGAGTTATCAACTTGCATTCCTGGGACTTCCATGAATATAAACCTCCTAATTGGCGGCCCGTATCAAGGGTTGTCGCCGTGTTTTGGGAATAAAAAAACCTCTTTCAAAGAGGTTTTACCTGCCTAATATTTGGTTGTACCATTGAGTCAGCTTCATAATATCTTCAAACGTGAAGTTTTCCGGGCCTCCGCCGAAGTTTGACGGGGCTGCATAGGCTCCGCTTGGACCTGGCACTACATTACCCTGACTTAGCATGGTTAGGTACATAATGTCGTCAAAACTGAGTTTTGCCGCCACATCCGGATCAAGTTGCGGTTGGGGGGTATTCGGCGTTATCCTGCCGCCAGGGCGCCCCCCGTGGCGTTCTCCGCCTGCCGGTTCCTGCTGTATTGGCCCGGCAGGAAGTGTTTGCGCCGGAAGCGGCAACTGCTGTACAGGGCCGGGACTTGGTATAGGGTGCGGACGCGGGCCGCCAAGGTTTGCCCTGTTCTGGGTGCCTCCTCCTAACTGCGGCTTTTGGGCGTACAAACTTGCCCTGGATGTCGTTCCCTGTGCGGGCCTGCTTATACCCTGTAATGCTCCTAATATCGGGTGCATTGCCTGTTGTCTTACCATCTCATCCTCCCCTCTCTTAGGCGACAGATTCGCCACCTGAATTGTTATCCTGCTGTCCTGCCGTGGCTAACTGCTGCTGCATCTGCGCCATTGCCGCCTGCTGTATATACATAAGGTGCATGTTGACGTGCATGTCAAACCCATATTCTAATGCCGGATTCTGTGCCCGGAGTTGCTCAAAGTCCGTAGTCAGGCGGTAGTTGTTATGCCGCTTGATATGAATAACATGGTCATCGTAAGACACAACAGGTGGCATTTGCCCCTGTTCCATGGCCATGTTCTCGCGTTCTGCGCGGGACATATGCAGTTGATCCTCGTCGTCCGCAGACTCCCATTCGCCCATCTCGATCATCTCGAACACCTTGGAACGGATCTCGCGCGTGATCTGGCCCGTCTCAGGATCGTTAAGAAGCCCAGTCTTGAGCAGGTCAAACACCATCTGGCGCTTACTGGACGGACTCTCGGCAAGTGCCGAAGTGGTGTCAAGGATAATATCGTCACTCGATAGGTCAGAACCAACCCAGTCAATAACCTCAACCACGTTGTTGCGGCCGACGGCGTTAAGCGTCCTCGGGGCCTGGACAAACTGTTTGAAAAGGCGCAGTTGGACTTTGCCGGCCTTAATCAAGAACCTTTCAATATTCTCTGCCGTGTTCGATATGCGGGTATCGTCCTGTTCCTGTAAGAGTCCGATGGCAACACCGGAGTTCACGCCAGATGGCACTGATGAATCCCTGGAAACCTCGGATACACCGGAAAGGATGGAAAACTCGGTTAGAAGCGTATGTTCCTCCGTCTCGAAGGCGTTTGGCAACGGCGGGTTCTGCACCTGCATGGGTGCTGTAAACCCTTTCCTGTAGACGTGTATCGCCCCTGGACTTGCCGCCTCATTCTCAAGCGAGACAATGTCTATCGAATCTTCCTCAACCAGCCACTGTCCTATAGCGGTCCGGTTAAGGTACTCTGCCTTGCGGTTTCGCAGGGCATTGTAGCGCCGCTGTATTGGGATCAGGTGATCTATGACAGCCTTGCCCCAAAAACATCCCGGCCTTTGCAAGCAGACAAGGCGGACAAACGGGTATCCTGGCGTACCGTCCTCACCTGTCATAAAGGGCATCGGACCATGGTGCAGGAGTTTTCCGTTGGCAACAATAATTAAACGACCTTCCGGGTGCTGTCTTGTCGGTAGCTCCCAATACTCTTTGACGATCGCGTGGTCCTCCAGCTTAACGTTTTGGAGTCTGAAACCACCCTGGCCGTACCCAAGGCCGCCCAAACCTGTCATAGTCTTTTGATAGCGCTCCGACTCGGACTTTTCAGCAGCCACGCGGATTCCCCATGTCTCGAAAATGGTGTCTATGTGCATGGCCTTGGCATGGATGATGCTGCGGCAGGCATCAATGTCATTGCGCCAGCTTGAGTCAGGGTAAAACTCCTGGGGAGGTACGACAATAGTCTCACTATCACCCTCGCGGATTTCCACCGTCTCGCCCGTCTCGGGATCCTGCATGATGCCTATAACAGGTCCTTTGTTCGGGTTCCATACCCGTTTTTCAAAGACAGTGCCGCACACTTCCATCCAGGCTAGTTCTTCGGAAAACTTATCGCGCCATGCCTGTTCTGCGAAGTTGTTCTTCAGGAGCATAGTGCCAACCTTGGCCGCGTGCAAGTCCGCCTGTTCAGATGTCCCTGGTTTGACTTTTAAAAGCGGCTGCACCCGTTTCAGCTTCGATATGCGGACGTAGATGTTCGGCGCAATGTGGTTGAACGCCTCACGTTCCTGCCACTCGTACAGAAGCGGCATCTCTTCAAGGTTCATGCTGCCGGTGTTGATGTCAACATACTGGTTGCCCTCGAAGAATGCTTGGTTTAGCCGCCACTGCAACTCATGGGGACGCCTTTCCTCCTGCCGGCGTTTAAACTCGCGGTCAACAAGGTCAATTAAGGTCCTCTCGTCGATAGGTTTCTGTATTTCCGGCTGCCCCTGGTCATTTTGCTGGCCGAAAACCCTACCGCCTATGCTATTAATTGCCACTTTGAGTCCCTCGAACATCCTCGTTCACCGCCTCTGCCTGCTTTTTCTTAATAAAATTGGTACTTTTCGGAGGTGGCCTGCCTTTCATGGCCTGATATTCGCTTAAATCCCTCGCCATAATGCGGTTCAGGAGGTCTTTCCGTTCATTCTCATGCCTGTGCGCCTGAAAAACGAGTGTAGCAGCAATGATAAAGCCAAAAATGAGGGCTTCAAGCATTACCGAACAGCCTCCCAATCTCTCTTCTATCCGAATCCTTCTCTTTTTCGTTCAGTTCTTCGTATGGCGCAGCTATCTGCTGTTCCCATCTCTCTACCATCCTGTTGTCAAACTTGTCGATCATCCACCGTGCCCAACCTGCCCAAATGCCGTGCATCCTGGAAGCCAGGATTTCCAGGAGTGCAGGGTCGTTTCGGACGATCTCCGCTATCTTCCGGAGCTTTTGGGCAGGCGTCAGAGCGCCTATGACACGCTCTAATTGTACATGCGGCAGTAGTTCATCCGGCAACTTCTCTACAATTGACTTCGCGCAGGGCTCGCAGACGGCTAAAAAGCCCGGATTAGCGATACTTGCGGGATTCGGCTGGCCTATCAGGTATGTGGCTATCTTTCTGTCATGGGTTCCAGGGGTGTTCATCATCTCACAGAAGCGAGATGTAAACGGGTTTTTGATGAATTGTGTTGTACTCATAGAAGCCCTCCTTCTCTTATACAATCCTTTTCCTACGTTTCCTCAGCCTTGCCAGCCGTTCCTTATCCCGCTGAAACTCCGTTTTCTCCGGCTCCGGCGGTTTGGAGTGGCGGACATGCCAAGCAACCAAAGCGTACCCAATAGCGTCATAGGGGTTGGTGTAGATATGCGGTTCTTCCGATACTTTTTCGGCATCCTTATCGTCAACCACAAGGTTTGGAAGCGCTTCAATTAGCCTCGTACAGGTGGAAAATATCTGCAACTTGGCTATAGTCCTGCCCGTCCGTTCGTCTTCAAAAGGCTTCAGGTACTCATGCAGGACGGCTTTCCGTGCCTTTCGCGCCACGTTTTGCTCCGTGGGAGGTGGCACACAGCCGGTTAGGCCGCCCTCGATGTAGCAGTCCACGATAGACTTTCCATCGCTGGGGTTCTTGCCCGTGGAAAAGGCCCGTCCCACACGGTTCCAGGCATCCCGGCCTACTACCGTAAAGGATATATCCTCATTCTTGGACAGCCGCATAACCTCCCTGGCCTGATCTGAGTACGTCACCCTGGGATCCTTAGGATCGCGGGTATACTCACGATAGCAATAGACAATGCCATCCGGTGATACCGCCAGCCAGTACCAGGCGAAGGGGTCGGCATAGCCCGGGTCGTTCCCCCTCCACCGACGCCACCAGGGAGGTATCTCGAATGGCCGGCAGACGTGTATCTCCGACGAAAACTCCGGGAATGCAGTACCCTCACCGGCCGAGAGGGCCTCCTCCGGTGTGGCCGGGTACTCCTG